TCAGACATTATGCGAACGAATGGTGGAAGAAAGTGGCACAATATTACAAGCAGAAAAAAGAATTTCAAGAAGTGGTTGACAGGGCCGGAATGTAATGATATAGGATAATATATGAAAGGAATAATATGAAAAAAGAACAATGGGACGGTAAATCTAGGCCGGCCAATGATCTGTACAGGAAAAATTTTAATGAAATATTTGGTAAGAAACCGAGTACAGATTTAAAAGGCACTATAATTTGTAAAGCAAAGAAGTGTAATAATTATTTGTATAAGAATGAAAGCACAAGTTTACCTGGATATTGTTGGGAATGTGGCTAAAATACAACAAAGTGTGGCATAAATGCAACACTTTCCCTCTGGGCTAGGGTAAAAGCCCCTATAGACTTTTTTTGCCAGAAAAAAAATTTTATTTTTGATTTCTAAAATGGTGTTACAATTGCAACAATGGTGTTCAATGTATTATTATTCGCACATACCAACACTTTTAGACTATTTTTTTGTAACAAATCACTGTTACAATGGTGATACAGCTGCTACAATTAGCAAACCCGTACGCGCGCATATGAATGAGAGTTTTGAAAAAAGGCCTCTAGAGAAAAAACCTATAGGTGCTATACATAGATATGCGTAGAAATAAGAAATCCAAATTTAAACACGTAGTCATCGGTTCAAAGAAGTATTATTTTTACCGGATCGAGTGGGTCGATATAACTGGGGATGCGGGGCATGCATCAGTCGAAGAATTTGATAAATTCGAATGCAGCAAAATGATAACACATGCATACATATACAAACGAACTTCCAAATTCGTTTGGACATTTGCATCATATGAAGATAAAGACGTTTCATTTTCTGACCGTAATATATTTCCTGTGGGGTGTATTGTTAAACTAGAAAAGATTACTCTTTGATTTCTTCTACGACTTCGGCGTCGCTATCTATAATTGGTTTGTAAGTTTTTAAAGCTTTTTCTAGCATTTTATCTAACTCCGATTCTTCCATATTATCTAAATCTTTGTGTAGATGTAAATGATTATTATTTTGGAATCCCGCTGCTTTACCTCGAGCAACTTCTGCATTAACTGCAGCACTCCAGGCTTTGTTGCTTCGCGCTTCGTCACGTAGCTGCCCGAGCTCACTGTAGTGAGACTCTTTTGTAACATCATATTTTTTAATTTTTTCTGATTTCAATCTGCCTATGTACTGACTAACTAGAGGGTATAACGTTGGGTTTTGAAGCTTACTTGCAGAGACATAGGCAGAGTTAGGATCATAGCCAGCCTCAATTGCGCACTCCGTGGCAGTCTTCCTACCTTCTTCGGCAACAACTAGATTAGCGAACTTGATTTGTTTGTCTGTAAGTCTCTTTGGTAAACCCATGACTTGCAATATAAAATATTTTTGGTATATGTTCAAGTGATGGTATCAGGAAAGCTATTAAGACAGGTCTTAGATAAATTTTTAAAATCACCAGTAGCGCAGGAAGCGAGAGTACAAGTATGCCTCCCGAATGGAAAATTTTATGACATCAAGGACATAAAATTAATGGAAAATAAAATCCTGGGTGTGCGGGAAACTCACAGACTGGTCATGACTTTGTATACTTCCAAGTGGAATATGGGTGAGGTCGTTAAGAAAATTGATTAGCCAAAGAGCAACACACTTAGCCTGAAAAATGATTAAGGGTGAGACTAAATTTTGGCATGAAATTAAGACGTTCAACATTAAAAATAATTGCAAATTATCATTTACACGCTTGGAAAATAGTGCTGCACATGGCACTCCTGATCTATTGGGGTATAATAATTCTGGTCACTTTTTCACTGTAGAATTAAAGCTAAGTTTGGCTAAAAAAATTCGATTCTCTCCGCATCAAATCGGCTTCCACATGAGACATCCACACAATAGTTTCATCATGCTAAAGGCCCTCGGTCCTTTAGCTATAAAACTTTTTGAGGGAAGGTTTATAGAAGATTTAATTAAAGGGAAGGCAGATCCGTGTGCCACGGGTATGGAGTCAAGCTTAAAATTTTTACAAAACGTTTAGCGTCCTACATATTATAGGACAAAAGTCAACGGACAAAGTGTCGCGGATCGAGAGAAGAGCTTGTGGGCGGGGCCCGCCCGGGATGGAAAAAAAATTAAGCTTGTTGCCTGTTGCCTGTGGCCGTAACCTGCGGGCTGTGGTGCGTGCTTGTGGGCGGGACCCACCCTTATTTTTTATTTAAGCTTGAGGGCTGGAGGAATACATCCAGCCCCCGCTTGAGGGTTTCCCAATTTTAGGTGTAGTACAACCCCACAATCGAACACCATTTCTAATGTTGGCCATAAGAAATATTTTTAATTTTTGGATCCCAGCATTTTCTACAGTCGAGACATTGGCCGCCCTGCTGCGGTGCTGGACATGTAGCCTTCTTAGTCACGACAGTCGAAGTATTTGGCCAGCTGCTAATTGGTCCTTGGTTCACCATTGGTGATGATAATCTAATAATTAAATTTTTAGGCTTATCTTTTAAATACTTTTTAATCCAAGCTTCTTTTGTTGGCATCCAGTGCAGCCGCGACGGCGTCAACCTGCATACAGCATAAATTTTTAATAGGTGCTCGAGGTCCTGAACATCCCCCGAATCGTGCCATCTAAACACATCAGGCTTTTTCGAATTGATCAATAGGGCCATGGCCTCGACCCATCGCGGGTGCTTGATGGCCTTTAGTCTCCGATATTGTGCAGCCTGTACAACTTTAAAAACATAACAACCTTTTAAAGCGTAACAATCATTGCAGACGCTGCCCTCGATATTTTGCAGCTTGCCGCCAGTGTTGCATTCTTTGGCGGGTATACCAATGGACCATCCAGGCATCTTGCCTGGCTTGCTAAGGCCTCCAACTAATAACCAGGCCTGGGCTGTGTTTAATTCTTTCATAAGTTTAATATAGGATATTATAGGAATAAATCAAGCGTTTAAAATTTTTTATTTTAGAGGAGCGCATGTGGGCGGGACCCACCCATTAAAGAGAGAAGAGCATGTGGGCGGGTCCCACCCATATAAAAAAATAAAAATTTTTTTCTTTTTAGGGCTTGACACTTATCCTATAATAACCTATAAACAAATCATAACTATAAACGAAAGGAATACAGTTATGAAACCAATACGATCAAATGAACTTGAATTCTTTAAAGAGTTAGTTAAAGACAAGTTTCACGATAAAGAAGAAGCTGTAAGATCAGAAATTCATTTAGAAGCTGATAAACTTGCAGAAAAAAGAAAGGCGTCTTTTCCGAAAGAGTGCGGAGTAGATAAACAACTTAATCAACTACGAAAAGTTAATAAAGAGTATGTTGATTTTATAAGAACGAAAGCGGTTGTTGAACAACGCCTAAAAGATAAAGTAAATGCTGTTGCAGAAGAAATCAGTAGCCGATTAAATAGACTAGCGAAAACTAGAAATTGGCATGATAGCTTTGATAACTTTAATGCTAAAGAAGATGGCGTTGAATACTTTACAAATAAACTTGATGACATGTGCTTTGCAGAAGCAGAAAAGCATATTAAAAAAGGTCATAAGATTTATAATTCTCTAAAAGAAAAAAGAGATAATTGTAAAGTTATTATCCATACAGGAAGCGACATCAACTCTACTGTTAAGACGTTGCAAAAAGAAATGGCAAGTGCAGATATAAGACTTGCTATTCCAGAACAGCTATTACAGATTGCGGTTAAATAATGTTAAAAGCTATTTATTTTTCTTTACACTTTGCCATGATATTTCTTGGTGTAGTGTTGGCAATACACTTTGATTTTTGGATAGGTGTAGCAATAGCCATTACATTTACTCTTAAATGGTTTTTTATGTTTCCGCAACATGAAGGTAGATCAACGCGCCTTGATAAAAGTTTTGAGAGGAATAAACAAATGGAGTTTGATTTTGATAAGTAAATAAATCAAATTGAGGGGGGATAGGAAATGTCCTATGCAAAATGCTAGCACTCCCCCCTCAAAAAAAATAGAGAAGAGCCTGTGGGCGGGGCCCACCCAGGAAAATAAAAAAATTAATTTGGGACAAATCTGAAAAAAAATCACATATACTTATGAGGGCGATCAGGTTCCCGATTAACTGGTCGTCCTCTAGGGTGCGACATTATTATCCTTTAATTTATAGGATAAATAAAATAGACTCTTTTTATTAACTTAACGAAAGGAATACAATGTCACTATTAGTACACTACCAAAACCTAAAGCACTTTGATGCAGATAAAGATCAGTGGTTAGGTGAAAAAGGTCAAAATGCAATTGACCTAAAAAAACAAGCCGACACTTTGGGTTGGTTGATGATGTCAATTGGTGTTTATGAGATCACAGAAAAAACTGTGGAAGAGATGCTCTTCAGAACTAAATTTTTAGATTTCTGTTGGGGTGGCCGATCTTACTTTGTTGGTGATCCGAGTAACACGGATCTTAGACAATTATTCAAAAACCATATTGGTTTAAGAATAGCTGTTACTAACAGAGGTCTTAAAAACATCAGCACGCGACATAAGTTTATGGTCGCTCAATTAAATAATATTGAAGAAAGGATAATGAAACAAATAAATAATTAATTCGTTAAGAAATACCCTATGCAGAAATTGCATAGGGTATTATAGGATAGAGAAGAGCATGTGGGCGGGACCCACCCAGGCGCGCTTCGCGCGCTTAGAGGTCCCAATAGGAATTACTTTTATGTTTCACGTGAAACATATTTGTTGATTCTTCTTTGGCCAGTAGGGGTCCCAGACCTACCCTATAGTGTTTGATTTACTCAGTCATTGCTGTATAATACTTTCTACCCATATTGAACTATATGCTAACAGTACAAGATATTAATAAAATTGCAGATCCGATCGAAAGAAAAAAGTTAAAGATTCAGATCATACAACGAGAACAAAGAAAAGAACTTAAGCAAGTTCGAACTAAATTTTTGCCGTTTGTAAAAAAGATGTGGCCTGATTTTATAGAGGGGTCCCATCACACCGAGATAGCAGACAAGTTTAATAAATTAGCAACTGGAGAATTGACCCGTCTAATTATAAACATGCCACCGAGGCATACTAAATCAGAATTTGCATCGTTCTTTCTTCCTGCATGGATGATTGGACAAAATCCAAAATTAAAAATAATTCAAGCAACTCACACAGCAGAGCTCGCTGTAAACTTTGGTCGTAAAACAAAACACTTAATTGATTCACCAGAGTATCAACAAGTTTTTAAAACAAGACTCCAGGAAGATAGTAAAGCAGCAGGACGTTGGAATACATCTGACGGCGGTGAATACTTTGCAGTTGGTGTCCAAGGTGCTGTAACCGGTAGGGGTGCAGACTTATTAATTATAGATGATCCACATTCCGAGCAAGATGTAAATTCACCAAACGCATTTGACAATGCATGGGAATGGTACACATCAGGACCACGACAACGTTTGCAACCAGGCGGAAGAATTGTTTTAGTTATGACACGTTGGTCTACAAAAGACTTAACACAAAAATTATTAAATGCGCAGGTAAACGAAAATGCAGATCAATGGGATTTAGTAGAGTTTCCTGCAATTATGCCAGATGATTTACAAGCTGTTAAAGCTTCTGCTGGTGTTGCGAAATGGAATGCACAGTATATGCAAAACCCAACATCAGAAGAAGGAGCTCTCATTAAAAGAGAATGGTGGAAGAATTGGGACTCAAAACACATGCCAGTAATTGAACATACTATTCAAAGTTATGATACTGCATTTTTAAAAAAAGAAACTGCAGACTATTCTGCAATTACAACCTGGGGAGTCTTTCGTCCAAACGAGGACAGCGGACCTCAAATAATTTTATTAGACTCATTTAAAGATCGTTTGGAATTTCCTGAGTTGCGTAGAGTTGCACTTGAACAATATAAATATTGGAATCCAGAAACTGTTATCATAGAAGCAAAAGCTTCTGGACTACCGTTGATGTATGAGTTAAGACAGATGGGAATTCCAGCTATGAATTTTACACCTTCTAAAGGTCAAGATAAAATTGCTAGAGTTAATGCAGTCTCTCCTATGTTTGAAGCGGGGCAAGTCTGGGCTCCTTTAGACGAAGAGTTTGCACAAGAGATGGTAGAGGAAGTTGCAGCTTTCCCTTACGGAGATCATGACGATTTAGTTGACTCGATGACCCAAGCTCTGTTAAGATTCAGACAAGGCGGATTAGTACGACATCCTGAAGATTATAAAGACGACGAACAACCCAGACGAAAAAAGAAGTTTTATTGGTAATGACATTTACATTTAAACATCCTAGTAAATATAAGAAAAACCCTACTCTTGTAAAAAACATGAAGTATGTCAAACGAGATCAAATACCACCATTAAGTGGCCCTGATCCTCGAGGCTTGATTAATGAAACAAAACAAGATAAACCTAATCAATTGGAGAATATAAATGGCAGAAATAGACAAAGCTTTAACCGAAATACGAAAAAAGGTTGAAATAGCAGGGCCCGAGGAACAAGTAGAGATTCAAGAAGAGATAAAAGAATCTTTACCTGACGGAGGCGAAACAGAAATTACCCCGACCGAAGATGGCGGTGTAGAAATTAATTTTGAACCTGGAGCATTTAATCAAGCACAAAGTGAAAACCACTTTGACAATTTAGCTGAGTTATTACCAGAGGAAGTGTTAGGTCCTTTAGGTTCAGAATTAAATCAAAACTACATGGACTACAAAGAGTCTCGTAAAGAATGGGAACACACTTACATCACAGGTCTAGACTTATTAGGATTTAAATACGAAGATCGAACTGAACCTTTCTCAGGTGCAGCAGGTGCAACGCATCCTGTTCTTGCAGAAGCGGTTACACAATTTCAAGCATTAGCTTACAAAGAATTACTCCCGGCCGACGGACCTGTAAGAACACAGATCTTAGGGGCTCCGTCTGCTGAAAAAGAAATGCAGTCGACTAGAGTAAAAGATTTCATGAACTATCAGTTGATGGATCAAATGAAAGAATACGAACCAGAGTTTGATCAGTTATTATTTTATTTACCATTAGCAGGATCTGCATTTAAAAAAGTTTACTACGATGACTTGTTAGGTAGAGCTGTTTCTAAATTTGTTCCTGCAGAAGATTTAGTTGTACCATACTCGGCAACATCTTTAGAAGATGCAACGGCCGTGGTTCACTTAATTAAAATGAAAGGTAATGATTTAAGAAAACAAATGGTTGGTGGTTTTTACAGAGATGTAGAAATTGGTCAACCGGCACAAACAGAATCTGATTTAGAGAGAAAAGAAAGAGAGCTTGAAGGAATACAAAAAACAAAAGACGAAGACGTTTATAATATTTTAGAATTCCATGTCGATTTAGATTTAGAAGGCTTCGAGGATCGAGGACCTGATGGTCAACCTACAGGAATTAAATTACCATACATTGTAACAATTGAAGAATCATCACGTGAAGTATTATCCATTAGAAGAAATTATGAATTAGATGATCCTAAAAGAAAAAAGATTTCTTATTTCGTACATTTCAAATTTTTACCCGGTTTAGGTTTTTATGGTTTTGGATTAATTCACATGATTGGTGGTCTATCAAGAACTGCAACTGCAGCATTAAGATCACTACTAGACGCTGGTACCCTCTCCAATTTACCAGCAGGGTTTAAGATGCGCGGCATCAGAATACGTGATGACGCGCAATCGATAACTCCAGGAGAATTTAGAGATGTCGATGCTCCAGGTGGAAACATTAAAGATGCATTCATGGCTCTTCCATTTAAGGAACCATCACAAACTCTGTTACAACTTATGGGGGTCGTTGTATCAGCTGGACAGCGTTTCGCGTCTATTGCTGACCTACAAGTAGGAGATGGGAATCAACAAGCAGCAGTGGGCACGACCGTGGCTTTGTTGGAAAAAGGCAGCAGAACTATGTCTGCAATTCACAAAAGAATTTATGTGAGTCTTAAGAATGAATTTAAAATGTTGGCTAGAGTATTTAAATTATACTTACCTGAGCAATACCCATACGATGTTGTAGGTGGCCAAAGAATGATTAAGAAGCAAGACTTCGATGATCGAATAGATATTTTACCAGTTGCTGATCCAAATATATTTTCACAGACCCAAAGAATTTCAATTGCACAAGCAGAGCTACAATTAGCACAATCAAATCCTGCAATGCATAATTTATACAATGCATATCGTGCAATGTATGAAGCGTTAGGTGTAAAAAACATAGATATGATTTTAAAACCTGTTCCACGACCCATGCCAATGGATCCAAGTGTTGAAGCAATCCAAGCTTTAGCAGGAAAACCTTTTCAAGCTTTCAAAGGACAAGACCATAGAGCACATATTACAGCTCATTTAAATTTTATGACGTCATCAATGGCAAGAAATAACCCTATGGTAACCGCTTCTATGCAAAAAAATATTTTTGAACACATTTCTTTGATGGCATTAGAGCAAGTTGAGGTAGAATTTAAAGATCAAATCTTGGTAATGCAACAAATGCAGCAACAAATGCAAGCAAATCCTGCTATGGCACAAGATCCGCAGGTAAAACAGCAGATGATGGCTATAAATATGCAAATTGAATCAAGAAAAGCAGTGTTAATTGCCGAAATGTTTGAAGATTTTGCTCAAGAAGAGAAAAAATTAATGGGTGAGTTTGGAAATGACCCAATTGCTAAGTTAAAAGCAAGAGAATTAGACCTTAGAGCTAAAGATGACTTCACAAAAGCGCAACAGAACCAAGAAAAAATTGATCTTGACCGAATGAAAGCTTTTATGAACCAACAAAACAAAGATGACAAGCTTGAACAGAACGAAGATCTTGCAGAATTAAGAGCAGCTACATCTATTGCAAAACAACAAATGGCTAACCAAAGTAAAATTCACGATTTTGGTAGAAATTTTAAAAAAAAATAATTATAAAACCTTAAGGAGAAAATTATGGCTTTAAAAGATAAAATGTCAGTAGGCAGAAAAGGAGAAGTTGTGATGGCTAACGCTACTGGTGGACAGGAAATTCCTACACCAGAAATAAAAACAACAATTGATCCTAGATCTCAAATTCTTACTAACCAAGAGTCACCATTAAACAAAATCGGTGTTGGTGATGAAGTAGAAGTTAGAGGTACAAGAAGAATGCTGAAGTCTAAAAGTAAAAAAGCAACTTGGTATTAGTATGTGGTTATCGGCAATCAAG